GATGCGATAACGAGATAGAGGAAGATGTGACATATATAAAGAAGTTGGAAGAAGAACTTGCCGATGTAAAATTCTCTAGGGATTTACAGCGTAGTAATTTCATAACGGTTTTAGGAATGTTAAAGGAGGAGGGGTGATGTCAAGAACAACGGATTATGTATTAGATATGGTGGACAGAGGTGAGTTAATATTTGATGAGTCTAAAGGGCAGTATGTTAAGACCGGAGGAGGGCCTCTCTTGGTCGATGAGATTCAACGACTAGAGTCTGAGGTCCTCAGTACAGAGGAAAAATTAAAGTCACTAGAGTCTGAGGTCCTCAGTACAGAGGAAAAATTAAAGTCATTAAGGAAAGATTTGGAGAAATATAATGAGATGTAAAGCCTGCGATAAAAAACTCACTAACTTTGAAATGTTGAAGAAGGATAAACTAACAAAGGTACACTTAGATATGTGTTCCCACTGTCAGATTATGTCTAAGCCTGAGGTTATAGATGGTATGAAAGACTATGAAAATATTATGGATACTTTGCTTGACAGAAACTACAAAATATGATATACTAATACTATAGTGAACACCAAAATTAAGACTATAGATAAACAACTACAGGTTGTCATTAAGGAATATACTTAACTGACTAACTGTAGTACTAACACTAAAGAATTTACAGCGACACTTAAGTAAGGAAGGTCCACTTACTAGGTGTCTTAAATTAAAGGACCAAATAGGAAAACAATAAAGATGATTACAAATGGCGTAGCAAAGTTCGTATACTTAGACTCAACAGAGAAGTTCAACAACGAGGATACAGGTAAGTACACTCTAACTGTAGGTCTAGACAAAGCGGAAGTAAAGAAGTTAGAGGAAGCAGGGGTTAAGGTCCGTTCATACACAGACAAAGACACCGGAGAAGAGATGAAGATTCGTAAGTTTTCTACTCAGTGGAAACTTCAAGACAATATGATTCAAACTGTATCGGGTGAGGTCATCGGCACTGACTTCGGTTCGGGTTCGGAAGTATCTGTCTTGTGGAAAGCAGGTAACGCACACCCTACTCACGGTGTTGCTACTTACTTGACTGCCATTAAGGTAGCAGATGACCACGAGCCAGGTTACAAAGGTGCTGACGAGGAAATATCAAATTTCTTAGCCAAAGCATAACACTGTTATGTCAGAGTTCAGAATACACGAGCCGTGTACGGAGTGCGGTTCCAAGAACAACCTGGCTAGGTATTCTGATGGTCACGCCCATTGCTTTGGGTGTGGTCATTGGGAACCACCTACAGACACTGAAAACTACACATACAAGGAGGAAAATAATAATATGACAGCAGTACAAACCAAAGGTTTCATAGGTGCTATACCTGAAAGAAACATCTCTAAGAAAATCACCAATAAATACGGTGTAAGAATTTCTCACGGAGAAGATGGAAGAGTAAACAAACACTACTACCCTTACTACAGCAACAAGACTAGTGACTTAGTAGGGTACAAGGAGAGAGTAGTGGAAGATAAGTCCTTCATATTCTCAGGGACTAACAGAGGTGCCGGACTGTTCGGTCAGAACATAGCGAGAGGCAACAGCACACACCTAACTATAACAGAGGGTGAGTTAGATGCTCTGTCTATATCAGAAATGTTTGACGGTAAGTGGGACGTGGTCTCATTAAAGAACGGAGCAAGCGGTGCGGCAAGGGATATAAAAGAAAACCTAGAGTTTATTGAATCATACGACAACGTGGTGTTATGTTTCGACAACGATGAGGCAGGACAAGAAGCGTTGAAAGCAGTTCGTGATATTATCTCCCCCAATAAATTGAAGATTTGTAAACTACCTATGAAGGATGCTAACGATATGTTAGTAAACGGAAGGCTTAAAGATTTTACCGATGCTTGGTGGGGTGCTAAACCCTACACACCTGATGGTATCATCTCAGCTATGGACACTTGGGAATACCTAGAGGAATCTAAAGATATAAAATCTATTCCTTATCCTTGGCAAGGACTCAACGAGTACACGTATGGTTTTAGGCAGGCGGAATTAGTAACTATAACTAGTGGTAGTGGTATGGGTAAGTCCTCTTTAGTTAAAGAGTTGGAGCACTACCTACTAAACACTACCGAGGATGGAGTAGCTGTGATTCACCTCGAAGAATCTATAGCAGGCACCACTAAAGGCTTAATGTCTGTGGAATATAACGAACCACTACACCTGCCCGGCCATAGAGATAACTACACCGATGAAGAGTGGCACGATATGTGGTTTAAAGCAGTAGGCTCTAAGCAAGAGAGATTGTTTTTACTCAATCACTTCGGGAGTATATCAGAGGATAGTTTAATATCTAGGATTCGTAGTTTGGCTAAGGGTTTGGATTGTAAGTGGATTATCTTAGACCATCTATCTATCGTGGTGTCTGACCAAGAAGGATTCACTGACGAGCGTAAGGCTATCGATGCTATTATGACTAAGCTCAGGAAGATAGTACAAGAGACAGGCATAGGCTTGTTCCTTGTGTCTCATTTGAAGAGACCTATGGGTAAGGCACACGAAGAAGGTGGCCAGGTGTCGCTGTCAGAGCTCAGAGGTTCCGCTGCTATTGCACAGCTTAGTGATATGGTGATTGGATTAGAGCGTAACCAACAAGCGGAAGATAAAACAGACAGGAACACTACCACACTGCGAGTAATTAAGAATAGATTCTCAGGCCTAACAGGTAAGTGTTGTGAGTTAGTGTATAACGAGACCACAGGAAGACTGAGAGAAGGAGCAGACGGTGAAAGTTTATTTTGATATAGAGACTGATGGCTTAGATGCTACTAAGGTACACTGCATCTGTGCTATGCAGGACCACGAGGATACTATGTATAACTTCATAGGAAAGAATCCATACTTAGATTTTAGTTCTTGGTTGAAGTCAGAGAAAATAGATACTCTCGTAGCACACAACGGTATCGGTTTTGATTTGCCTGTCCTAGAGAGATTGAGTGGAGAGGCTTGGGACTATACAATAAGAGATACCTTAGTACTGTCTCGTCTGTCTAACCCATCACTAGAGGGAGGACACTCTCTTAGAAATTGGGGTGTACTTCTAGATAATTACAAGGGTGATTACACAGGAGGATGGGAGCAATACAGCACAGAGATGCTGAAGTATTGTCAGCAAGATGTTAGGCTGTTGAAGGATGTATACAAAAGATTAATGATACAACTAAAAGATTTCAACGAACAGAGCATAGAGTTAGAACATAAGGTGGCTGAAATAATTCACCACCAACAACAAAACGGAGTAGAATTTAATGAAAGAAAAGGATATGAATTATTGGCAGAGCTTAAAGAAAAAGTGCACTCGATTGTATTGGAGGTGCGTGAGGTTTTTACTCCCCTCGCTGTTTGGAAAGAGCTAACGGTACTGCAGAAACCATACAACAAAGACAGAACACCTAGCAAAGCATACCAAAGACAGTTGGATAGAGGGGCTCATCACAGAGACGGTGAGTGGGGCTGTATAGAATACCCAGAGTTTAACTTAGGAAGTAGACAGCAAGTAGCTAGATATCTACAACACTTCGGTTGGTCCCCTACTGAACGGACAGAGAAAGGTTCTATAATTGTCAACGAGAAAGTACTAGCTGATGTAGACATCCCAGAAGCTAAGATGATATTGGATTACTTCACTATCTCTAAGAGAGTAGCTATGGTTAAGGCTTGGCTTGAAGCAGTAGGCACTGATGGTAGGATACACGGAAGGGTTAATAGTTGTGGTGCTATCACAGGACGTATGACACACAGTAACCCCAACCTAGCTCAGGTCCCTGCTAGTTACTCACCCTACGGTGAAGAATGTAGAGAGCTTTGGACTGTACCTGAAGGTAAGAAGCTAGTAGGTATAGATGCTAGTGGTCTTGAGTTAAGAATGTTAGCACACTATATGAATGATGATGATTACACAGAGGAGATTTTAAATGGCGACATACACACAGCAAACCAAGTGGCTGCAGGACTTCAATCTAGAGATTCAGCAAAAACTTTTATCTATGCCTTCCTGTATGGAGCAGGTGATGGCAAAATCGGAGAAATCGTTGGCGGAAAAGCACAGGATGGTAAGAGACTTAAGGCAGAGTTCCTTGATAATACGCCTGCACTTAGAGCACTACGAAGAGAGGTTGATAGAGGAAGCACGAAAGGCTGGGTTAGAGGATTAGATGGTAGACGTTTACACATCAGGTCTCGGCACTCAGCACTAAATGTATTACTACAATCAGCAGGTGCTATCGTAATGAAGCAGGCATTAGTATTACTAGCAGAGTATGCTAAAGGATACAAACTAGATTTCAAATTTGTATTGAACGTACACGATGAGTTTCAAGTAGAGGTTACAGAGGACCAAGCGGATTGGTTCGGTGGATTAGCAGTTGATTGTATCAAGAGAGCTGGTCTAGATTTTAATTTAAACTGTCCTTTGGATGGTGAATACAAGGTAGGTAAGACGTGGGCAGAGACACACTAAAAACAACAGAGACAATAGTAGAAGACATCTATAATTTAATGAACACTAAAGTTATTCCTGATGGTGTAGATGTTGAAGAAGTAGTTGAAGCGTTCGGTGAGAATATGAAGAACATATTAAGAACCAACATTACAAACCACAAGTTCGACAAGCGTAAGTTACGTATGTCTAACATAGGCAAGAAGGACAGGCAGTTATGGTATAGTTATAATGGGTACAAGGGGGAAGAACTTGAACCTTATGTATACATTAAGTTCCTATATGGACACCTGATTGAAGAGATGGTACTAGCATTGACTAAACTTTCAGGACACAAGGTTACATCAGAGCAAAAGAAAGTAGAGGTAAACGGAATAAAAGGAAGTATGGACTGTAAGATTGACGGAGTATTAACAGATGTTAAGTCCGCATCCCCTTACGGATTCAAGAAGTTCAAAGATGGTAGCCTAGTAAACGATGACCCCTTCGGTTACATCGACCAAATTAAAGGTTACGCTTACGCTGAGAAGACTACCGATGTAGGTTGGTTGGTTATGGATAAGACCAACGGACACTTGACATTCCTTAAGTACGATATGGCTGATGAGTCTAAGTGGTATTGGACCAAGTTAAACTTCTTCAGTATTATAGATAGGATTAGAAACATTAAGAACATAGTTAAGTCCAACGATAAACCCGAACTGTGTTACCAGCCTGTACCGGATGGCAAGTCAGGGAATATGAAACTACCTGTGGGATGTAGCTACTGTTCTTACAAGCACGAATGCTACCCTAAGTTACGTACCTTCCTATACTCTAACGGTCCTAAGTATCTAGTTAAGATAGGCAAGGTGCCAACTGTTGTGGAAATAGATAAGGACGGAAACAGATTAAATAATTTTTATGAGACACCCGAGGAGTCAGATGAGTTCTTTAAAGTATCGCAGTAAGCTAGAGAAAGAATGCCACAACTTGTTAGGACAAAAGGAGTGGGACTATGAGCCACATAAAATAGCATACACTATGCGTAAGAATTACGTACCTGATTTTGTTATGGGTGATTATTATGTAGAGGTTAAAGGTTTCTTTAGGCCTGGTGACACTGCTAAGTATAAGGCTATAGCAGAACAGTTGAAGTTTGAAGGTAAGGAATATATTTTTCTGATGCCTAAGCCTGACAGTAGAATACGTAAGGGTGGTAAGATAACATACAGGCAGTGGTGTGCTAAACATAAGATAAAGATATTCTCCACTAAAGAAATCAAAGAGTTAAAGGAATGGACTAGAAATAAAAGGAGTCTATGAATGCTAACTTTAGATGAACTCAAGGAGAGAATAATAGCAGAGGGCTACGATGAGTGTCTTATCTGTGACATCCTAGAGGTGAGCACGGAAGAATTGCTTTGTGCTTTTGAGGACAAACTAATAGAAAAAAGGAGAGAGTTTGATGATTATAGGAGTTGAAAGTTTTATCTTGTATAATATTGCTATGGCTACTTTCGGGTGGTATCTTATGAAGACACACGGAGAGAAAGAATTTGATGCAGGTATGGTGGAGGGTGTTCTTATGCACAACGAGGGAAGGTTAACATACAAAACCTACACAGAAGATGGAGTAGAGATGGTAGATATTAGGATTAAACCTTATGAAGACTGAATATTTAGATATAAAAATAGATAGAACAAAGGATAAGATGCTGACTCCTCAGTCACTTGAGTTACTCAAGGGCTATTACCTACGCGGTAAAGAGAAGTCACCTCAGGAAGCCTATGCTAGGGCGTGTGTAGCCTATAGTAATGGGGATTTAGAATTAGCACAGAGGTTATATGATGCAGTATCTAATGGTTGGTTTATGTTTAGTAGTCCTATACTCAGTAACGCTCCTTTTGAAGGAGAGCAAGCTAAAGGATTACCTATTTCTTGCTTTCTTTCTTACATACCTGACACTCTTGATGGTCTTATTGAGCACCAATCCGAACTGGCTTGGCTCAGTGTTAAAGGTGGTGGAGTAGGTGGTCATTGGTCTGACGTACGTGCAGTGAGTGACAAAGCACCATCACCAATACCATTCATTAAGGTAGCTGACTCAGCGATGACAGCATACAAGCAAGGACAAACCAGGAAGGGAAGTTATGCAGCGTATATGGACATCAGTCACCCAGATGTGGTGGAGTTTCTTAACATCAGAATACCTACCGGTGGTGATAGCAACCGTAAGTGTTTCAATATTAATAACGCTCTCAATATTACTGATGATTTTATGGATGCCGTTGTTAGTGGTAGTAAGTGGGACTTGGTTGACCCTCACGACAATAGCATTAGGGATACAGTGGATGCTAGAGAAATGTGGGAGCGTATTATTGAGACACGTTTCAGAACAGGTGAACCGTACCTTAACTTCATTGACGAA